ACTGCAGATGATAATGAAAGTTCACTTATTGTTTTTCTAAATGTATGTGGAGTTGTTTTGAAAATATTTTCATTACTTATAAAAATAGATGCATTGGAAACATTAGATGATACTCTAAATGTATATGATGAATCACTATTAGCCAACCCAGGTTGACTTGTTATTGGTACATAGGGAGTTTCTCCATTTTGTGATGGTTCACTTGGAGTGGTAATTGCATCACTTGGTACAGGTATAACAATCCCAGTAAATCCATAATCATCAGCACCTTTGACATCAGATGAACCACCCGCACCAGCACCACCCCCATAGGATATACCAGATACAGGTTCCGAGTCACTTAGTAAATAACTATTGTATTCGGAATTAAAATTTTGCTCATCGTTTCTTTCTGCCATTTTTACTATGTTATCCTTTAATTTATAAATATCCTACCGAATGTTTTCTCTTTGATTCATATCTCTCTCAAACACCTGCTCTCTACCAAATCCAGTTCCAAAATCTCTTTCAATATAGCCGCCGCCTCCACCGCCTCCTCCAGAATATACAGGTGGGGTTGGTTCGGTATATGGTGGGTCACCAACAGGTGTTTCAATTGGTGGTTTTGGCAATGATGGTTCGTCCGGTGGAGGTGGTGGAATTTCTTTTTCCAATTCCTTTTCAAAAACTAAAGCTTTTTCATCTATTATTTGTTTCTCTATTGTAACAATTTTTCTTGCAGGAGATTGAGTATCTATTAAAATATCAGTCTCATATCTCTGCATAACCTTACCAACATCATCTAAACTTTCTTCAAGACCAACTCTTTGTGTAACATCTCTCTTTACATCTAATTGAGTTAAATAAAAATCTACCGATTTTGCTAATAATAATTTACAACTTTCTTTTATTTCATTTTTAGATAAATCAAGTTTTGGTCTTGTAGTTAATGGTTTACCATAACTATTACTTCTTATATCAGAATTTCTATTGGTAAAATAATATCCAGCAGACTCTATAAATTTAGTATGGATTTTAGCTATCAAAGATTCAAAATCGGCAATTTTATATTCTGCTCTAAATTTATCAAACCATTCTCTTGAATATTTATTTCTTATAAAATCTGATATTGATGTAGGTGTTATTTTATCTAAAAAAACAAATGCAGAGTTTATTATATCATCTCTGAATTGTTGGTTTTGAATAAACATACTATATCGTTTTTCCAATTCCGTATTTGTAAATCCAGAATTTTTTATAGGAAATAATCTAACTTCAGTACGAGATGGTGATATTTCAGAAACCCATAATTTATCTTGGGGTTGTTCACTACCAACTCTTTTATTTAATAAAGTTATTTGTGTTTTAAATATACCATTATCGTATCCGGCTTCTCGTAATAATCTTTCAACATCTATAAAATATTCAGATGGGAATTGATTTTTTTCAAATAATGTACCTTCTGCTACTAAAAAATAATCTCTTATATTTTCGGTAGATAATGTTACATATCTAATTAACTTATCATCCTTTTGTGGTAATTGATTATCATTGATATCATATACAATAAATTCAATAGCATCTTTATCACCAAACCCAAAAAAAGATTGTAGATTTCCTTCCTCAAAAATTTTTCTATCTTTTGAGTTAATTCGGTATCCTTTATAATCTATAATATCTTTAAACTTCTTTACTGCCATTTTAATTTATTTTATCCACCCCATTGGTTTCCTCTTTGTTTTTGTAATGCCACCGGAAGATTAAGTGTACCCACTTCCGATTTTAAAATAAGATTTCCGTTATACTCCGTATCTCCAGTAAATCCAAATCCGGCGTTTGGTTTATACCCATCAACCTTTTTATCGATTGTAGATACTTTAACACCTTTATTTTCACCAGGCTTTAAAGTAAGTGGTGGTATTGGGTTGAATATACCGGCGATTGCACCATCCTGTGAAAACGTAATAGTGACTGGCTTTTTTGTAAAATTTGCAATCCTTAATTCAGGACCATTAACCCAAGTTCCCCTACCATCATCTTTTGCTCTACCTCTAAATGTTAAATCAGGATATTGTTTATCTGAGATGTTTGCCACTTTAGCAGCAAAATCATCAGATACCTTAAATCCTTCTTGTAGTTTAGCAGCTTTACCAAATAATTCTTCTCTCAATTGGTCTACCTGCTTTTCCAATGTTTGATTTCTTGCAAATAAAGAAACTCTTTGAATTGATTCTGCGGTTGCTTTTTGTATTGAATTTTGAAGTTCTATAATCGTACCAGTAACTTTAGAATTAGCTTGCTGTGTTTGGTTTTCAGCCGTTGCAACAACTAAATCCTTTCCATCAATTTGAACTATTAAACTTTGTGTAACTATTTCCAATTCAGTTACTTTAGCTCTTAAATCTAATATATCCGCATTCAATTGTGTTATTATAATATCTCTATTTGCAATCTCAACTAATGCTGCATCATAGATTGTTTTTAAAACCATCTCAGGTAAAACCGGAGCTTGCACTGGAATTAATTCTATAATTGTAGTATCTATCGACTTTAATAGTTCTGATTCTTTGTATTTTGGTCTTGATAATTTTCCAGAAACAATACCATCTTCAGCTACAGAACCACTAAACACATGGACACCAAACGAGTTTTTAGTGGTAAGTGCTAATGAACCACTAACTAAAATCTGTCCAACTTTCTTTTCGTTTTTTAATCCCGTTTTTAACATTTTTAATCTTTTACAACATTGAAAGTTAATTCATTATCAAAATATTGAACATCACCATCGTTATCAATTTTAAATTCAATCTTATAAACTCTCCCAGCTTCCCAATTTGAAAGATTTAGTTTTATATAATTTCCATTGGAATCACAATTTAATTTTGAGTAATTACTAAATGGTATTATAATATCATCGGAAGCAAAATCTTTAATTTGGTAGTATGATGTTTGTGGTAAATATTTTATATCAGTATATGCAAATGTATTTGTAAAAGTTTTTAAAGGATATAATTCTCTAGCAAATATTCTCATAGTTGGAGTTGTTTCTGCTTTATATTCTTTTTTCAAATTAGTAATTCCTATTTTAATATCAGATGCTACTAATTGAGTTAATGAACCCGTTATGAAAGATTGGTCATTCCAACCAATTCTAATTTTTGGTTGATATATTGTATTTGTTTCTTTACTAAATAGTTTTAGTACACCATAATCTTCGGTATCGTTTTCTAAACTATCACTAAATTTAATTATTAATCCATCATTTGGAATAGAACCACTCATCCAACCTCTTAACATTGGTTTTAAATCCATTGTAATATCTGCCGATTGGTATTCAAATGATTGAGTTGAACCACTTGCTAAATACCAAGTTCCACCAGTACCATTATTTGGATTAGAATCACTACCAGATGCCAAAGTATTTTGCAACCAATCTAATTTAGTATCACCTTCTCTATAATTCCAAGTTACACCTTGAGTTGATACGTTATCGAATCTAGTACCATTACCCATTTGCCAACTTTGTGAGATTGGATATGCATATAATGTGAAATCCAATGGAACTTCCTCACTTTTAGTTTCTTTTAAAATTAAAGTAGCTTCCTCCATTTTAATAGCATTATTTACTAAAGATGATGATAAAAACCCAACTTCAAATTTTAAAAGAGTACGTGACACATCTTTAATATTTCCATAGTAAAGTTTACTGATTTCTAATATCTCATCCAAGCCAGTATTTTGGTTTGGTTGTTGTAAATAAATTGTTGCATCTTTTGATGCTGTTAGGAAATAGTATGCCATTATCTTACTCTACCTTTTATGTCCGAATCCGGATATTTAATTTCGAAAACCGATGGGTCTAATGATGGATATACAATCTTATCTTTAGTTGCCGCATCTATATTATATGAATTTGGTGAATATCTACCACCACATTTATTTATTAGTTTAACCATAGGAACTGATGATACTCCCTCAACGTTTGCTATTAATAATTCAACTTCACTTAAGTTTATTGTTTGATTAAATGTCCAATTATCTATACTAAAATACTGCTTAAGTTCATCTATACATTTTGTAAGAACCTCACTTTTATTATAACTACTAAATACAATTATTTCAAAATCAATTCCAATATTAATAACAAATCCATCTAATAAATTAATACCATCGGTTAATAATCGGTATTCATTCATATAAGTTTTTAAATTTTCCTTAACACCTCTATTAATATTTGTTAAATGCCCAATTCCATCATATCCTAACAAATATAAATTAATTGCAAATGGATTATTCTTTTCATTTTCATTTGAAGTTTTTCCAATTAAAAATCTAGTTATTTCTTCCTTTATTGATTGTTGAGTAGGTTCTTCATCATCCGGTTTAGAAACAAAACTCATAACCAAATCGGTAAACTCTTGTAAATTATTTGGAGAGGCCAAGATAGATGATGGTGAGTTATTATCTAATGTACCATCGGCTACTGCAAATGCTTTAGCAACTGCCCCAAATTTTGGCGGCATTGATAATGCTCTAATTTGGTAATCGTTTGATGTTACTGCTCTATTTTGTGAACCAAAATTAGCTAATGCATTTTGTCTTATTTCTTCTAAACTCTCAGCACCCCTACCACCACTCCCAGGCACTTCGTTATCAATTGCTATTGAGTTTTTTACGGTATTATATATTGCTAATTCAGATGCATTATATGATTCAGTATCTTCTTCAAATTCTATCGTATCAACTCTTGTCAATTCCCCAACGGGTATATTTGATTCAACACCACCACCAATCATATACTTTACAGTTATAGTTGTGCTGGATGGGGATGTGCCATACGTTTTAGTTTTCAAAAAATTAGTTGGGTCAAATGATTCTTCCAATCTACTTATAGAATTTGGTAAACCCAATCCAACATTTTTAAGATTTGGAATCAATTGCTCATCAGATGCCGATGAATCACCTGCACCAAATTGGATAGATGTTGTATTGTTTTGATTTACTTTTGATACAAATCGTCTAGCCGTTTTTATTGTTTTTAATACAAATGGTACAGTTGATTTAAACTGATATAAATCAGGATCATTTACCTCCGTATTAGGTGAATCAACAAAAACCATTTCTTGTGCTAAATATGGAACTTCATACCATTTATTTCCATTAGAATCTCTACAATCGTAAATTTGAATTACATTAGTTTCAGGTAAATCTATTTTTTGAAAAGGTGAATATGAATCAAATAGCACTTGTTTTTCTACTAATTCACCAGATAAAGCTTGAACATATTTTTTAACTAAATAAAATAATGGTTCTCCTGTATTCACATCTCTTTGATATATACTTATTTCCCTATCACTTTCATCAGAAAAGTCTACTACATCAGTTGTTCTAAAAATTATACCAGCTTTGGTTGATTTACTCAACATACCCTCTTTTATTCTTAAATAATACTTTTCATCCGGTTTATTATTAATACCAATTCCAATAGATGGAACTAATTGATATACACTTAATGTTGTAATTGCAGGAGCAGTTACTTTAGGTCTATACCCCAAATATTGTGATAATGCCAGAACACTTTGAGGGTCTTCTGCATAAGTCATTAATGACTCTTTTAAAGTATCATCTATGTAATATGATAGTGAATCACCTATATAAGATGCCATTTCAATAAACATCATACCAGGCGATGATTCGTTAAAATCAGAATATGTTTTTGGAAAATAAGTTTTTGCAAATTCAATTAAATTGTTTCTGAATGAAGCAAAATCTTTATTAAGATATTTTATATCTTTTCCTTTATTTTTAAAATTTCTATTTGTAATTGTTATTGACATATTCTATTATATTATACACCTACATTAAAGGTGACTGTATTTAAATCTGGATTTCCTAATACTCTAAATTTAATTGATACATTTACTATGTTATTATCTTTATCCAAATCAGTTGCTCCAATATCAATTTGGTCAACACTTATGTATGGTAACCAATTTTCTAGTGCCGATGTAACTGTATCTTCTATTTTTTCTGCTAATGCATCATCATTAAATTCAAATAATAATTCTTGAAGACCACTACCAAAATTTGGTTGCATTATTCTTTCACCTCTTTTTGTTAATAATAGATTTTTTATATTAGAACTAGCTTGCTCTGCGGTTTTGAAACTTTGATTAAATGCAGTATTACCAATTTGTATTGGCAAAGTTATACCTATCGCAAAATCATCAAATTTTTTCGTATCTTGTACTAACTTTTGTCCTAATACAATTGCCATTATTATTTCTTAAATCTTTTTACCAATTCTGAATAATCTCTGTTAAAGGCTTTATCCAATTCAGCTACTCCAGTATTTACACCTAATCCTGTTGGAGAAGGTCCTTTCGCTAAATCACCATAACCCATTTTTTCAGCAATTGCTGTTTTACCTACAATAGAACCCATATCACCTTGTCCAAAACTCATTGTTCTGAACCCTCCATCTCCTTGTGGGATTCCACCACGTGTTTCATTAAGGATTTGGTTAATCATTGGGTTTTTACTGAATTGTTTTTGTGGTACTACTTGTGTAGATACCGATTCTTCAATAAGCTCATCATCTAACATAGCTTTAGCCATTGATAATCCAGTAGTTTTTGGTTTAGCAGGTTGTTTACCCTCTGCTAACATTTTTTTCATCTCAGCCTTCACACCTTCCTTAATTAAAGCAGGTAATTGTTCTTTAAGTTCCTCTTTAATAAGAATCTGAATGGCTTTTAATAATTTGTCCGTATCCATACTTTATTATTTGTTATGTTTATAAATATTTAAATTGTTATTTTTGGGAATTATTATGATTGTTACTCATATATTGAAACGTGCATTGGGTCATTATTGCTTAACCAAGTCATTCCTTGTGATTTGAATATAGCTGCTACTTGTTGGAATCCTCTATCAAACTCATTCAAATCTCTTATCTTTGCATTGCCAGCATAAATACCGTCTGATTTGAATTTGTATCCATACGGATATTTTGTGGTGTTCATATCAATGGCAGTTCCCCAACTATGATTTGATAATCTACTTCCACAAGTTACGTTTCTTACCGCTAAACCACCCCCACAATTTTCAATATATTTTTGCAAACCCAATGCTTTTATCTTTACAATTGCTGGTTTAACAATAGCCGCTAAATCTTTATGTACAGTTATTTTTTTATCTCCACTTGAAGTTGGAAACATTATTTGTGTACAATTTTTTGTCATATATTCCGTATTTACTTTATACCAATATCTTGTACATTTACCGGGTTGTGTAGAACTTACTTCAAAACTAGGTGCATTACCTAATGCCGGCCATACTCCATTACCACATTTTCTAAATAACGCCTCATCTCCTCTACCAACAGGCCCTGCTACTTTTTTTTCCTTTAAATCAACAGCTGGTGCTGTAGCTGGAGGTGGTTCGTATGGAGTTGGAGCCGGTTGTGGTTGTATTATTTGCGGGTCAGTTACTGGGTCTACTCCAAATTCCTTTTCATCATTATATTGGTTTACACGGAAAAATGCTGATTCTGCTGTAACATCGCTATTATTTTCCATAGCAGCTTCTTCCGTTTCGAATTGTTCTTCATACAATTTTTGATTTGCAGGATATTCTTCATTAATATCACGTTCTATCGCTTCTGCTTCTTCAAAAAATTCATCGGATGTTAGTCCTGATAAATTAGCAGGTTGTACACTATATCCAGACCAATTAATTATTCCGGGTCCGGGTGTATTCAATGGAGGGTATGTAGATACAGTGTTTACGATACCACTAACTGTATTTAAATGTTGTTGAGCGTATCGTATAAACTCATCAATTATTAATTTATGATTTTTAGTTGGTTGTATAGCTCCCATATTACGCTTGTCTTTGTTCTTTAGTTAATGTATAAAACCCCCAATATTCCCAATGCCATGTTTCATCCATACCAGCACCGTCAGCCAATCTATATGGATTATACCAACCATATTTGGGACCATTTCTAGCTAACCATTGATATATTTTAGAATTTTCTTGTGTGTATCTGGCAGGAGCAGCTGTAGCTCTCCCCACTCCTAATGATTTTGCTCTAGCTTCTTGCATACCAGCTATTTCTCCAAAATCCAAAGATAACCCCCAACCATGTGGTGAAAAGCCTGGTTTAGCTGCACTACCAGAACCATATTTTTTAAAACAAGCAACTTGCCCCTCATAATCTCTATATGTAGATGATACTCTCCACTTAACTCCTTCCTTTTTGGCTTGTGCTATTAATTTATTATACATTTTCGCAGCTTCAATGTGTAATATTCCTCCTCCGTATGATGCATCTATACTTCCTAATTTATCTTTTGGAATTTTACCATTTCCAAAACTGGCTAAACCGGGTGGAGGTGGTGGTGCTGTTTTTCCTACATTTGTTGTTATTCTTGGACTATTTACTTCAGCAATAGGTGCTTTGTTTGGGTCAGCAGGGTTTGATGTATCAACCGGTGTGGAAGTATCAATAGGTGTAGGTGCTGGTTGTGGAGGTATTACTTGTGGGTCAGTTACCGGGTCTACACCGCTAATTTCAACTTCTTCTGCTTGTGTATTAAAAAATGATGATTGTTCTTTTTCTAATGCTTGTGGGTCATCGGATTCTTCGTCTTGTGGTATTTCTCCTAATATTTCTTGAGTTTCTCCAAGTTCAGTATCAGGCATGTCATCATTTTCAGTTTCACCCTCTCTTAAATCAGGTTCACTTCCTCCTAATGTGGGTTGTTGCCATTGTCCACTATTGGTACATACGACAGATACTATTTGAATATTTTGAACTGCTCCAGTTGCAGGTGGTGTTGTAGGTGGTGATGGTATTGAGGATGGGTCTAATTGTGCTCCTGCCCAATACGCTAAAACCCCCTTTCCCATTTCTCCAACTAAATCGTATGGTTCTTTTTGAGATACACCACTATCTAATGCAGATTTGATTAATAGTTTCAAAGATTGTACATTACCCGCTTTCATCTTTGATTGAAATAAAATATCAGCACCACGCTTTATAGCAGCATCATATTCAGTTGCGTACAAATCAGCAATCGTATCCGTTGAATTTATAGATTCTGGATTGGTTACTGTGTTTAAAATATTTTCTTTAAATACCTCCCAAGACATTTTTAAGAAGTTTTATTTAATTCACTCAATACAGATTTTAATTTAGATTTTATTGTATTAAATGATGGTTTATTTACCGGTCCAGTTGCCGAAGGACCAGATGGTGTTAAGAATTGCTGTGCTACTATTGCATCTATCAATTCCTCCATTAAAGAAACCCAACTATCTCCCTTAACTAATGGTTCTAATTTTGTATTACCTAAATTTATTTTACCATTGGATGTATTAAAATTTATATCCCTATCCGCTGCTGTTACATTTATATTATCACCTACAGTTATATCAATTCCTAATTTATTATCAATTGACATTGCCCCATCTGATATGAATCCGTAATTCTTTTTTGAAAAGAAAATCATTTCTGCGTTTTTTGCCGAAATAATAACTCTACCAGAATTAATTAAAATTTGGTCTCCTATTAATTTAGATGGAAATGCTTTAAATGAATTAGGTTTAGTTTCAAAATCAGATGAACCCTTATCCGATATTGTACCTGGTTGAAATGGTAGTTGGTATTGATTAGAACCTAAAAGTATTACACTACCATCTCTATTTACATCTTCTTCAGTTGGTAATTTTATTAACTGCTTTTTTGATTCAGCATTTTCATTATTTCTTAATATTATTGTTGGTGAAAATATTCTTTCCGAATTATTAAATCCAGAAAACCTAAGTGATTGTCCAAATCTCGTTTCAATTAAACTATCACCCTCATATAATTTTAATTTATGTATACCAGGTTCTTCTTGAAAATATTCACCAAACTTATCATATTTAGATGATTCATTAACATTACTCATTGTAGTTCCTGTCTCTTGAACTGTTTTGTAATTTTTCTTTACATCATCAACTTGTTGTTCGGGTGGAAATATTTCTGATATTTGTGTTTTTTTACTATCAATATTTGGTGTTTTTTCTAAACCAATTCTTCTATAATACGATACACCATTATTTTGAAGTATTTCAACCGATTCGTTTACTAATGGTATTGTTTTGAAATTTTTATCATAAGGAAACGCAACAGGTAATGATGCATCATCGGTACTTGGCTGGCCTGTAATTCTGTATTGAATTGCGCCCATATAGGCTGCCTCTCCTTGTCTTTGTATTTGTGTATCACCAACACTTCCTTTTAAATACGGATGATTTTCATCTAAAATAACGGAATATACAATTCCAAAACCCATTGGCTGTTTAACTCCAGCACTTTGTACCGAACTTACCGAACTTTGTGAATTATCTAATGCCATCTTATTTCATTTTCTTTTTTAAATCTTCCAATTCAAATTCCAAATCATCTACTCTTTCTACTTCTTGTTTAGTTTCTTCCAATTCTCTAAGTAATTGATTCTTTTCAAATTCAGTTAAGAATCCATCTTGCCCTTCGGTTTTCTTTTCCGATGCTATAATTTTAGTTGCGATTGTTGCAAGTTTAACCAATTGGTCATCGTTCTTTACGGAACTATCAATTAGTGAAGATAAAATAGGACCTACACTAGCTACATCACCAGCATGTTTAATCATCTTTTTAAGTTCTTCTATTAAAGCCGATATCTTTGCTTTTTTAGATAACTGATTGTTATAGATATCCTCAAATAGAGAACTTAGATTCTTTCCTTTAAATAATTCGAATTCTGTTGACATATTAATATATTTACATTTTGTATGTATATAAATATGGTTCTATTAAAATGTTGAAATTAAACTGCGATTACTTCAATTGTAATCTTAGGTTGATATCCATCGGGCAGTTGTCTATTAATACCTTTGAATTCATTTACTTTGTTCTTAAAGTATGTTATTTGTAATACCTTATCAGTTAGGTTCATTACAGTTTGAGATGATGTAGACATCTCTTTTGTATCTCTTTTCATATTCAATTGAGGTTTAGTTGGAAAGTATTCCTTTCTCATAGCTTGTGCTATTTGTTTCCAATCTTCCACTTTATCAACTGATTTCTCAGCGGATATCTTTCTCATTTTTGAACTTAGATATTTCTCACCATGTGTGTACCCAGCATCGGTAAACATGTGTCCGTGATTTGTACGAACAACAGGTGATTCGGAGTTTTGAAGTTTAACATCCGGCTTATGCTTTGATGTAGTTTCAATACTAACCATGTGTTTTGGGGATGATACAAATGTATGACCTTTCAAAGATAATCCACTCTTACCCTTATATTGTAGTGCTGCTTTTACAGCTTTCATTAGAGTAGGTTGTTTGATGATATTTCTCATCTTATCACCATCAGGTCCTGGCTTTCCAGCTTTTTTTACAAGCTTTGCTTCAGCTTCATCATGTCCAACTAATAGTGCGGAGTTTACAACACCTATTCCGTTTTCATTTAATCCTTCACTCCAATCAGTTACTAAATCGTGCAAATATGCAACTTCAATACCATCAATGATAGTATGAACAATTTCTAAAGATGGGTTGTAAGCTCTATCTCTATTTTTAGCTAGGATGAACTTATCATTTATTTCCTTAGATACAATAATGCACTCTAAAAGTTTCATTTATTTATTATTGGATATATGCGTTTAATTCGTAAGAATTTTTCATACCATAAACTTGAATCTGAAGTTTCTTTCTTTGAATCTTACCATCTTTAGATAATTCAATACTAAATTTATTAGTCTTACCTTCCGATGGTTTACGAGGGCCCATTCCTATTTGTCTGAAAGAATCATCATCATTTATTTCGTATCCTTTTTTCTCCGCATATTCTTTAGCTGCGTTGATAGCTGATGTATATGATTTGTGATATACTTCGTAATCCGATTTTGCTTCTTTTATTGGATTCATTTTTTCATCCGATACCCAATATGCCGTTCCACCTCCGATTGAATGTTGGAACATCTTTTCCATTTTTTCAGCGTATTTTTTAGCATCGTTATATGAATTAAATACTTTTGGCTTATTGGTTGTCTTAAATGTTTTTTGGTCAAATTCCTTTTCCAAATCTTTACCCCTTCCCCTACCTAAGTTATAGGTTACATAGTATTTCTTTTCAGTAAGAGTTGCTTCGCTTAGTATTTTCTTTAAACTTATCATATTCTATTTTATTAAAATGCTCCGTTTAATTCTTTAGCTGCATCATCTCCGTACTTTGATTTGAATTTATCTGTCAAATCTTTTAAAATACTACTTCTATATTTAGAAACTTCGGATGGCATTGAACCTTCTATATCATGTATTGTTTCAATTGCTTGTAACAATTTAAGAGCCTTTGTATTATTTAAAAATGTTGCTAATTCGATTACAGCACCAGTATGGTCGTTTCTATCAGTCAATTTAGCTACCTTCTCTATAATTTGCGTAGTATCCTTTACTTCGTTTACTTTAGGTTTTCCGGTTACAATACCCATTAATTTTATCATCTTATTTCTTTACTTTAATTTTCCAATATGTACCAAATCCAACATAAGGTGAGAATGAACCATTAGTACCATCAACAGTTCTATTATTTACACCAATGTTTAAATTATAAATTTTATCCTTTTTAGTTTTAAGAATTAAACCAGCTCCAACAGCTGAAACATAATCTTCTTTATTAAATCCTGCATTCAACCCATAATATAATTGAGTTTTTGCAGGCTCTTTAACAATCATAGTTTCTTTAATAGTTCTTTGTTTAACACTTGCGTTGAAAGTTCTACCTAAGATTTTGTTTTGTGAGATAGTATCGGTTACAGCCACAGTTCCTAATGAATCAGGTAATACTAACACATCCTTATATAATACTTTTGAATAGTAATCTTTTAATAATGCAGCCGTATCAATTACAGCTGGAATTAGGACCTCTTTTTCAACAATTGTTTCGTGATAGATATCGTCACCCTTCTTAGTTACCACTTTAGTCTTTACAATATCAACCGTATCGATTTCGTGCTTAATTATTTCGTATTTTTTACCCTCAATACGGATAGTTCTTCCACCTGGCATTACCCCACCCGGATTAAACCATTGTAAAAGTATGTAAATAACCAATGCTGCAATAGCAATGTTTTTAAAGTTCAACAATTTTTTCATAATATATTATTTTATGTGTATAAATATTCAGTTATTCTAAAATAACATCTTTGAACCAATTTGGAAGTTATGTAGTAAATTAAAATTGGGTTCAAATGTCATAGCACCTCTATATGATGTAGATAATCCAAATCTTTTACTTATTTTGTAATCATATCCTAATCCTACAATTGCACCTGGCGTTCTAGTTACCGAACTATTTCCAGTCATTGTATTCCAAGCTATTGGTGATTGCATTAAGAATAATTGAGGTGTTAGGGTAACCTTTCTACTATACTGAAATGGTTTCATCCAAAATCCTACTGCGGATGCACTTAGTGATACATCATAACCACCCTCACCCATTCTAGGCATCATTAAGGTAATTACACCCACATTATAACCAAATGTTCCGTACTTAGGATGTGGTTTGATATAGGTGTACCCATTAAGGTTCATTAGAGTTCCTTTAAGGTACGCAAATGTAGTTCCGTATGAATGTATCGCATTTAATTTACCTTCCTCAAAATCCATCTTAGTCACACCAGCGCTCAATGCAAATTGGTTTAAGGTACTCCAAATAAGTGCGGTAGCTGAATATGATTTATCACCCATTAAGGATGATTTGGATACACCTACACTCATCATTACAGCATATCTACCATCCATATCTTCCGTACCAGCTAAATCGGATGCTAACATCATTGGGTTTGCTACGGATTTCTTTTTTTCCTCTTTTTTCTTATCTTCCTTCTTCTCCTCTTTTTTTTCTTCTTTAGATTCTTCCTTCTTCTCCTCTTTTTTCTCCTCTGACTTTGATTCCTCTTTCTTTTCTTCTTTGCTTTCCGATTTAGTTTCTTCTTTCTTTTCTTCAGTCTTGCTTTCCGATTTACTCTCCGATTTTGATTCAGATTTGGTTTCAGTTTTAGTCTCCGTTTTAGTTTCAGTCTTTGTTTCCGTAGATGAAGATGAACCACTACCAGAACTGCTCCCAGAACCTCCAGAACTACTGCTTCCTGATGAGGAAGCCGGTGGTGGGGTAGAACTACTATTTGATGGTGGTGGAGGGGCTGATGCGGTTGGTGGAGGTGTTGATGGTGGTGGTGGAATTGCTGCACTTGCTGCTCCACTTGCTGCCGCACCTGCTGATGCGGATGCTGATGAACTAGCTGATTTTGCTGCTGCATCTGCTGCTGCTTTTGCTGCTGCATCTGCGGCGGCTTTTGCTGCTGCATCAGCTGCTGCTTGTGCGGCTGCTTGTGCTGCGGCCGCTGCTGCTTGTGCTACTGCGTTTGTTACCGTTTGTTGAACAACCTGATTAGTTGGACATCCCATTGTTGAGTATGCCGTATATGTTGCAGTTATCCAAAGTTGAACTGCACCTGCCATTACCTCTTGTGGAGAAAATACTCTTACCTGATTATAAAAGGATACCGTTGCAAACCCATTTGTCATTGTGGTGGTTGCAACCTTAATCTCACCGGTACATTTATCTTTATAAGTT